CCGCAGGAGACCCAGCGCAAACCGACCGTGAAAGCTTCAAAGGCGCGTCCGCCGACGCTTTCGAGCCCAGCAGCTACTGGTCTTCGACGGAGCACGATGCGAGCTACGCCTGGTACCATTTCTTCCTCAATGGCAACCAGTACCGGATCTTCAAGACGTTCAGCTACCGGGTGCGTGCCGTCAGGAGGATTGCACTTTAAACTTTTCTTTCCACTTTTATTTGGGGTGTTTCGCTATGAAGGCGAAAGAATTGCCGATTTATCGGGACACATTTGAGCTCATGAAATTGATCACCCAGATGACGCGGAATTTCCCGCGTGATCTGAAGATATCCCTGGGCGAGCGGTTGAGATCCGATTGCCTGGACATCGTGATCAACGTGTACCGCGCCAACGCGGCGCGAGATGGCCGCCGGCCGATAATCTCAGCCATTTTGGAGACCGTTCAAGTGGTTGAAATGACCATCCGGCTTTGCTGCGACCTTGCGTTAATCAGTAAAAAACAGCACGGCCAGCTGGTTGAGCGAACGGACGCTATCGGCCGTCAGGCCTACGGCTGGGAAAAGGCGAGTAAGTGACTTTTCAGGTAAACACGGCCAGAACGCGCAGGGCCAAGGCTTTGCGCGGCGAGCCAATAATCTCGGACTGCTCCCGCAGGGTTCGGCTTGCCCGGGCCCCGCGAAAAGGCGAAAGCCAGTTTCACGGCGGTTTTAATATCCCGCGGTGCGACGTGACAGTGAGCAGCTTAACGACGCTTTCGAGCCCAGCAACTACTGGTCATCGACGGAGAACGATGCGAGCAACGCCTGGAACCAGAACTTCAACAATGGCAACCAGAACCGGAACAACAAGACGATCAGCTTCCGGGTGCGTGCCGTCAGGAGATCATAGTGTTTACTGTTGAAGAGGTCTTTCAAGCGTATTACGATTGCCGCAGAAATAAGCGCAATGCGCTGTCACAGTGCGATTTCGAGCTGCGACTGGAGCGCAATCTCATGAAGTTAATGCGCGACCTTAACGCTGGCGCCTATCGCATTGGCCGGTCAATCGCATTTGTGGTCAGTTACCCAAAATGGCGCGAAGTGTGGGCGGCTCAGTTCCGCGACAGGGTGGTGCACCACATCATCTACAACCGGGTGTCTGACCGCTTCTATCGCCGGTTTATTCACGACAGCTATGCCTGCATCCCCGGGCGTGGCTCATTGAAAGGGGTTGAGCGGATCCACGGATTCATGCGCAAGGCGACTGAAAACTGGCAGCACCCCGCCTGCTTTCTGCAAGCCGATTTGGCGAATTTCTTTGTCAGCATCGATAAAGACATTCTGTTCAATTTGCTGCGCAAGCGAATAGACGACGATGAGACTCTCAATCTGACCGCTCAAGTGTTGTTTCACGACCCAACCCAGCGCCCGATCGTGAACAGTCCGGCGTGGAAATTCCGCCACGTGCCGCACCACAAAAGCCTTTTCAATAGTGGTAACAAAGGGCTTCCGATCGGGAATCTATCGAGCCAGTTTTTCGCCAACGTTTATCTCGACTCTATGGACCAGTTCGTAAAGCGCGACCTGGGCGTGCGCTGGTACGGGCGTTATGTCGATGACGTGGTTCTGATCGGTAAAACGCCTGCAGAACTGAACGACGCGTTTGAGGCCATGAAAACGTTCGCGTTGACGCAGCTGGATGTACATTTCCACCCCAATAAAACGCAAAGAAACAGCGTCTATCGCGGTATTAATTTCTGCGGCTACGTGATGCTGCCGCACCGCCGGTACGTTCGCCGGCGCAGCACAAATGCCATGAAAGCCGTAGCGCACAGCGCCGAAAGACACGACAACCCAGAAGCCTGGGCCTCAAGAATGAACAGCTACCTGGGCATTTGCCAGCACGCCAACACCTACAACCTGCGGAAGTCGTTGGCCGTCGAAACCGGCATTGCCTTCCGTGGGCAACTAACGAAAGTCACCCCCTGCCAACCGAAGAGGACCGCAGCATGAGCAACAAATACGTTACCGCTTATTACCTGGACGCCAGAGACGGCCGCCCGGCCAACGAAGCGCCACTTCGCCACGGCCCGAAACGGCCCAGCGACAACCTGAAGGTCAGCGTAGTTGACCGGCGCCAGTCCCCCGCTCTGATCGTTGGGCACATTCCCTCCAGCGAGTCACCGGCTCCGGGCATGGTTCTGATCGATAAGGCCGAGCACGACAGCCTGGTGGCCGAGGTTGAGAGCTGGAGGATTGACAATGAAATGCGCGAGCTGCAGAAGTGGCGCGCCGGTATGGTGCTGTCCCGATTTCAAGCCCGCGCCGTTCTTCGCCGTTACGGTTACCGGGACCAGATCGAGCAAATGATGGCAGCGCCCGAGACCGACCCGCTCGCCGTGGACGCATGGAACGACGCCAGCGAGTTCCGGCGCCTGTCGCCAATGCTGAACGGCTTGGGCGCTCAGTTGGGCATTACAGATGATGAGCTTGATCTGATGTTTGAAGAGGGGATCGCCATCGAAGCCTAGGGTCACCCAAAAGCCAGGGACGGCTGGGGTTTTGTGCGTTTGTTGCAGACAACTTAAACGAATGGCTGCGAGCGCCGCAGGGTTCATCATGGCACCTATACCCCGGCAAAAACCAAACCAGGAGGCGCTATGCCAGACCAATACCACCACGGGGTTCGAGTGCTCGAAATCAACGAAGGCACCCGGACCATCCGTACCGTTGCAACAGCCATCATCGGCCTTGTGGCTACCGCTCCGGAAGCGTCCACTGGCGTAAAAGCCGAGGCCGCAATCCGGACCATTGCCGAGAACGGCGACATTGTCTACACCGCTGCCGAAGCCGGCACGGACGGAAACCAGATCCGGGTGCGCTACATTGACCCTGGCACGGCATCCGCTGTCCTTGGCGTCACTGTATCGGGCACCGATATAACCGTCAGCCTGGCAACCGACGCTGAGGCGGTCATCACCAGCACAGCTCAGGATGTTGTGACTGCCGTCAATGAAAGCACAGAAGCCTCTGCACTGGTATCCGCGGCGTTGGACGACGGCAGCACCGGTGTCGGCCTGGCCAACATCGTGGACTACACCAAGCTCAGCGGTGGCGAAAACGAAGCCTTCCCGCTGAATACCCCGATTCTGGTTACCAATGTCCTGGACGCGATTGGCGATGCGGGCACGACCGGCACCCTGCCGGCGGCACTGGACGCCATTGCCGACCAGGCCAGCGCCCTGGTGGTGGTGGTGCGGGTAGAGGAAGGCACAGAAGCCAACGAAACCGAAGCCAACGTGATCGGCACTGTCACCCCGGAAGGCAAGAAGACTGGCCTGAAAGCGCTGCTGGCCGCCGAACAGAACCTGGGCGTAAAACCCCGCATCATCGGCGTGCCCGGCCTCGACACTGAGAACGTCACCGCTGAAACCATCAGCATTGCCCAGAAGCTGCGGGCCTTCGTGTACGCCAGCTGCTACGGCTGCGCCACTATCGAAGACGCCATCATGTACCGCAATGGCTTCGGTGCCCGCGAGCTAATGCTTATCTGGCCCGACTTCGTCGCCTTCAACGTGAACACCGCAACCTCTGGCACCGCTCACGCTGTCGCCCGAGCCATGGGCTTGCGCGCCAAGATCGATCAGCAGGTGGGCTGGCACAAAACCCTGTCTAACGTTGCTGTGAACGGCGTAACCGGCATCAATAAAGACGTGCACTGGGATCTGCAAGACCCCAACACCGACGCCGGGCTGCTCAACGCCAACGAAGTCACCACCCTGATCCAGCGTGACGGCTTCCGGTTCTGGGGTTCCCGCACCTGCAGCGCAGACCCCTTGTTCCAGTTCGAGAACTACACCCGCACCGCCCAGATCCTGGCCGACACCATCGCCGAGTCGCACATGTGGGCAGTGGACAAACCCATGCACCCGTCGCTGGCAAAAGACATCATCGAAGGCATCAACGCTAAGTTCCGCGAACTCAAAGCGCTGGGCCTGCTGATCGATGCGCGCGCCCGGTTCGATGCAGAAGCCAACACCAAGGACACCCTGAAGGCTGGCAAGCTCTACATCGACTACGACTACACCCCAGTGCCCCCGCTGGAAAACCTCCTGCTGCGTCAGCGCATCACCGACCGCTACCTGGTCGACTTCGCTGCCCGCGTGAACTCCTAAGGAGCATTGAACTATGGCACTTCCCAAGAAGCTCAAGCACTTCAACCTGTTCGGCAACGGTGACAACTGGCAGGGCCAGATTTCCTCCCTTACCCTGCCGCCCATGGTGCGCCAGATGGAAGAGTATCGCGGCGGCGGCATGAACGCCCCGGTCGATATCGACATGGGCATGGAAAAGATGGAGTTCAGCTGGACGCCTGCCGGGCTGGATTCCGGAGCTGTTCGACAACTTCGGTACCAACCGCCTGGACAGCGACATGCTCCGCTTGCTGGCAGCTACCAGCGCGACGACACCGGCGAAACCGTACCGGTGGAAATCGTAGCCCGTGGCCGCCACCGCGAAATCAACATGGGCGATGCCGAAGCCGGCAGCGACAACACGCAGAGCATCACCACCACGCTCAGCTACTACAAGCTCACCATCGCCGGTGAAGAAATTGTAGAAATCGACGTGACCAACATGGTCGAGCGCGTACGTGGCACCGATCGCCTGGAAGAGCACCGCCAGAACATCGGCCTATAAGGAGCCCTAGCTCATGGGCAAGAACGAAGCCAACAACGTTACTGTTGCCCTGGACACGCCTATCCAGCGTGACGGTGAGAAAATCGAAACCATCACCCTGCGCAAGCCGATGGCCGGAGAGCTGCGAGGGCTGAGCCTGGCCGACGTGCTGAACCTGGACGTGGACAGCATTACCAAGCTGGTGCCCCGCATCAGTAACCCCATCCTTACTGAACACGAGGTCCGCAACATGGATCCCGCAGACCTGGTCGAAGCGGGCAAGGAGATTGCCGGTTTTTGCTGCAGAAGCGGCACAAGGGGTAATCCCTCGCCGCGTTGACGACGCCATGGCAGACGTGGCCGCCATCTTTCACTGGCGCCCCGCTGACATGGCCGATATGACCATAGCCGAACTGATGGAGTGGCGGGAGCACGCCCGCAAGCGCAGCCAGCCGGAGGAATGATGTCTAAGAGCCTGGACCTTCAGGTCATCCTGGCAGCCCGCGACAAGGTCACCGGGCCGCTGAAGAAAATCAACGCATCATCCACCGGAACCGCCAAGGCCCTGAAAAAAAGCCAGCAGGAAATCAAGCAGCTGAAGGGTGCCCAGCGGGACGTTTCCTCGTTCCGTAAAATGGACCGCGCCATCAAGGACAACGGCACCGCGCTGTCTGCCTCTCAGGAGAAGGTGCGGCAGCTGGGCCAGGAGCTCAAAAGCACCAGCAAGCCCACCGCGAAACTCCGCTCCGAATACAACAAGGCCCGCAAGGAAGTTGAGCAGTTCACCCGTAAGGGTCAGGAGCAGAGGAAAGAGCTGGGCGCCGTTCGCAAGCGCCTGAAGGATGCCGGCATCAGCACACGCAACCTGGCCGACGAAGAGCGCCGGCTGGCCGAGCGGATGAAGACCGCCAACGACCGCATTCAGCGCCAGAAACGACACCTGGAACAACTGGGCAAAGCCGACGTATCCGGCAAGTTCCGCAACATGACCGGCGAAGTCGGCAAGTTCGGGCGGCGTACAGCCATGCTGGGTGGTGCGGCCGCCGGTGGGATCTTCGCGGTGGCCAACTCAACGGCGACCTTGGGCGACAGCGTTGCAAAGACCGCCGACAAGATCGGTGTGGCCCTGGGGCCCTACCAGGAATTGCGCTACGCAGCAGAACGATCAGGCATATCCACGCAGAAGCTGGACAGCAACATGGTGGCCTTTACCAAGCGGCTGGGCGAAGCCAAGCAAGGTACTGGCGCGGCGCGCAAAGCATACGACCAGCTGGGCCTGTCATCGTCGCGGCTGGCCGAAATGACACCGGAAGACGCGCTGAACGTGGTGGCCGATCGGCTGGCTTCGGTGGACAGCCAAACCGAACGGGTGGCGCTGGCATCTCAGATGTTCAGCCGCGAAGGCGTTGGCATGGTCAACATGCTGAAAGACGGCAGCGGCGGCCTGAAGGAGCTGCGAAGGCAGGCGCAGGAAACCGGCTATGTGCTGAGCGATAAAGCCGCGCGGGATGCCGAGGTGTTCAAGGACTCGCTTCTGGACGCACAGCTAGGCTTGGCCGGCATGAAGAACACGATCGGTGCCGAGCTTATGCCCGCGATCAGCGACATGATGGGAGACCTGTCTGGCTGGATGAAAGAGAACCGGGACCACGTGAAAGCCTTCGCGAAGGAGTTCGGCACCAATCTCAAAAACGCGGTACCGGTCCTAAAAGATATCGCGAAGGGTGCCGCATCCACCGCCAAAACCATAGCGGCTATCACCAGCAACCTTGCCGGAATGGTTGGGGGGTTCGATAACCTGGGCATGATTCTGGCTGTCATCCTGGCCATGAAGCCCATCATGGCTATCCTGGCCTTCGGTAAATCCATTGTGGTGGCCGGAACAGCCGTTTATGGCCTCGTGGCATCTCTTGGCGCTGTGGGCGCTGCTATCAAGGTGCTAAAAGTCGCGTTGATCGCGTCAGGAATTGGCCTCCTGATAGCGGGCATTGGCACCGCTGCCTACCTGATTTACAAGCATTGGGACGGCATAGCAGCCTTTTTCAAGGGCATTTGGGCAGAAGTGAAAGGCGCGTTCGGTGATGGCCTGGGCGGCATTGCCAAGCTCCTGGTGAACTGGTCGCCGATAGGCCTGCTCTACAAAGGCTTCTCCGCCCTTATGAGCTGGCTGGGCGTAGACATGCCAGCCAACCTTACCGGCGCCGGCGGCAAGATGATCGCTGGCCTGGTGTCGGGAATCCGCAACGCGGCCAGCGCTGTGGCTGGCGTCCTGTCCGGACTCTGGGGAAACATTAAAGGCGCGTTTAGCGACGGCATAGCCGGTGTCGGCAAGCTGATCCTCAACTGGTCGCCGCTGGGGCTTTTCTACAAAGCGTTCAAAGGCGTACTGGGCTGGTTCGGTGTAGACCTGCCCGAGAGCTTCACCGGCTTCGGAAAGCAGATTCTGGACGGACTGGTGGGCGGCATCATGGGCGGCCTGAACAAGGTAAAAGAAACCATCACCGGCGCCGGCCAGAAAGCCATCGGCTGGTTCAAGGGCGTGCTGGGCATCAAGTCACCATCACGTGTGTTCATGGGTGCCGGGCGGGATACCCTGGAGGGCTACCGCCAGGGCCTGCAAAAACAGGAACCCAAGGCCCTGAAGCAAGTGGACAGTTTCGGCAAGCGCGTGCGCCAGGCGGGTGCGGGCATTGCCATCGGGGCAAGCGCCCTGCCGGCCGCGGCCGGTGATGTCCAGTTCGACAACCGCCCACCGGTAACCGGAGCGGCCGCCACGCAGCAGCAGCCAGCGGGCGACAGCATCACCATCAACGTTAATGCTGCCCAGGGCCAGAGCGCTCAGGAGATCGCCGCAGAGGTTCAACGCATCCTGGCCGAGCGTGACAGAGCCAAAGCCACCCGCGCCCGCAGCGCCCTGTATGACCGGGACTAACTGAGAGAGCTAAGCCATGATGATGACCCTGGGCATGTTCGTGTTCGAGGTAAAATCCCTGCCTTACCAGCAGCTGCAGCGCGCCAGCCAGTGGCGACACGCCAGCCAGTCCCGCGTAGGCCAGCGGCCGGGTTACCAGTACCTGGGGCCGGGGGAAGACACCATCAGCCTGTCGGGCACACTGTACCCGGAGCTCACCGGCGGCCGAGTTACGCTGGACGACGTCCGCATTATGGCGGATGAAGGCAAAGCATGGCCGCTGATTGAAGGCTCTGGCCGGGTGTACGGCTTCTGGGCCATCACCGGTGTGAGCGAAACCAGCTCCGTGTTCTTTGCCGACGGCGTACCCCGCAAGATTGACTTCAGCATAGACCTGGTACGGGTAGACGAAGACAACTTCCAGGCCTTCCGGGATCAAGCCGGTACCAGCCGCGATGCCGGCATCGGCCTTGGCCTGTACGCACCGCGCCGCAGCGGCGGCGGGATGATCGCCTGATGCAGCACCGAGCCCCCTCTTACCGCCTGGTGGTGAACGGCACCAACATAACCCCCACCGTGAACGGCCGCCTGATCGACATGACGCTGGATGAAACGCCAGGAGACGAGGCGGACACCCTGACGATAGCCATCAGCGACCACGACCACCTGGTGGATATCCCGCCGAAGGGCGCGGAAATAGAAATGGCCATGGGCTGGAAGGGCCAGGCGCTGACCGAAAAAGGACTGTTCATCGTGGACGAGGCCAGCTTCACAGGCCCGCCAAACCAGATAAGCATTACCGCCCGCAGCGCCGATATGCGCAACGATCTGCCAACCCGTAAAACCCGCTCGTGGCACGATGTTTCTCTGGGGGATATCGTCAGCGAGATCGCTGCCAGCAGCAGCCTGGAGCCAGTAATTTCACAGCGCCTGAGCGCCATCAGCATCGAGCACCTGGACCAGACCGACGAATCCGACCTCAACCTGTTAAGCCGCCTGGCAGAGAGGCACGACGCCATCAGTGCCGTAAAGGCCGGGCGGCTGCTGTTCAGCCCCAGGGGAGAGGCCCGCACAGCCAGTGGCAATGCCCTGCCCAAGATATCGGTAACCCCACAATCAGGTGATCAGTACAGCTACCGGGAGATAGACCGCGACAATTACACCGGCGTGGTGGCCTTCTGGGACAACCTGGAAGAAGGTCGGCAGGTGCAGGCCATGGCCGGTACCGACGAGCGCGTAAAGCGCCTACGCAGCACCTACCCCAACGAAGACGAAGCCCTGGCCGCCGCCAACGCGGAACTGCAGCGGCTGGCGCGGGGTGAAGCCGAATTCAGCCTAACCCTGGCCGTTGGCCGCCCCGACGTGGGCCCGGAATGGCGCATGAGCGTGAACGGCCTGAAGCCCCAGATCAACGGGCGTCAATGGGTTATAACCCGCGCCAGCCATAGCCTCAGCGACAGCGGCCTTATCACTTCCATCAACGCAGAAACCCTAACCCAATAGGAGTACCCCATGTTTTACGTCTGGTTCTGGCTGTTACTGATCGACCTGCCCCTGGCCATCCTCCGCGTGCTGGTGGCCATAATTGGCCCGGCAGTGGTGCTGGTCGCCCTACCGTTCGCAAGGCCTAAGGGTCACCACGGCAACCCGGAGTTCCCCGGCTGGGAAATGATGCGCCTGCCCCGGCTTTTCGCGCCCTGGGATAACCCGGACTACGGCACCCTGGGCAACCGCGCCTACGGCACCAGCAAAGCCTACAACCCGTTCTTCTACAAAAACCCCACCGGCTTCTGGAGCCAGTGGTACTGGCTGGCCATCCGTAACCCGGCCAACGGTCTGAGCAGGATGGCACTGTTCAGTTGCGTGCAGGGCGCTTGCGATTACGTGAGGCACGAAGGAAGACTGGTTGTCGACAACGGAAAGTACGGTCGCCAGGTCGTCTGGGCAAAGGATGGCTGGCGCTTGTTCACCGGTTTCTATGCCATGGTGCCGTACTGCACCTGGTTTGATTTTGAGTGCAGGATAGGTTTTAAGCTGTTGCCAGACGATCCGGAGCGGGAGCGGCCCGTGGGGATGACGTTCATCATCAACCCTTTCAAGCGAGCCGCTCGAAGATAGGGCTAGATCCTGCCGGGCTCCATCTGCAGGTTGATCACTCTTTTGGCGGCCGGGTCGTAGTCGCAGCGGTAGGTATAGTTCTGAAAGGCGCCATAGCGGTTAGAGAACTGAACCCGGTCACCGTAGAAGGTCAAAGTGCCAGCCTCCTTGTCCAACCACCCACGGCGGGTCAGCTTGGTGTCCGGGTAGGAGTCAGTCCACTTAACTTCATATTGCGCCTGGCGCTCGATTTCCCGCTCGCATCGGTTAGTAGCAGCTGCCCAGTGCTCCTCACCCCAACACTGTAGATCCTGCCGGCAGGCTTCCATTTCCGCCTTTTTAGCAGCGGCCTGGTCTTCTTCGCTTAACTTCGGGTTTTTAGTCGCAGGTTTCTCGGTCGGCTTATCGTCTGGTGAACACGCCACAATCGTAATCAACACCAGAACAACAATTCCGCCCAGTCCTGCCAGCATGTCCTTGCCACTAACACCGGGGCTTGATACGCCGCAGTTCGGGCATTTTTTTGCCTTGGTGGATACCTCTGCCTTGCACTCTTTGCACTTCGTCATAGCCATGGTTACTGCTCCCTTCGTCAAATACTGCCGCCCCCGGCTTCAAGGGCGACTACTACTAAACTTAAAAAACCCTACCATCTCGCCAGTAACACTGCCCAACAATCTCCACCTGGTTCATGTTCTCAGGGTGGATATGCTCAGGCTGATAAACCGGGTTGTCGCTGGATACCCGGAGAGTTCCGTCAGTCATCTTCTGCAGGCGCTTAATGCGCAGCGAGTCACCGATCCTTATGGCAAATACGCCGTCAGGCTTCTTCCTGGACCGATCAATAAGAACCGTGTCACCCGTGGTTAGAGTGCCGTCCATTGAATCACCGGTAACGCGAATCGCTACCAGGTTATGAACATGCAGGCATTCGCGTGTTAGCCAGTCCTTCCGAAACTTTAAATAGGTGCTTATCAGCTCCTGGTCAAAAATGGACCCAGGGCCTGCACTGGCCTCGATGTCGTACACCGGGATTTCGCTGTAGTCCTCATCGGCGGTGATCCCATAATTAGACGCGGCTACTGCCACTGACATTCCGGGTTCAGAACCAAAAATAAGCCAGTCCATGCTCCGTCCCGTCTTCACGCAAAAATTGACGCAGTACTCAATTGGAATAGATCCACGGTTTTTCCAGTTGTAGACCGCCTGCTTCGAAGCTCCAACAAACTCGCCGACAAGCCCGTCATTCCTGGCGCCGATAACCTCTCTCATTCTGTGAATAATCTGTTCACTATTTAAAAGTCTTTCGCTCATTCTGGATAACGATAGGAACTTTAAATTCCCGTTTTGTTTACATTCTTGCGCATTGGGGTCTATCATTCTGTGTAATACATCGTTACACAGAGAATACACCATGAAGGATTCAAAAAACCCGGCTACAGCCACCGAGCACCGTCTGGCGTTCTAACTGCCAAGCCTATTGCTCTGCGCCTTCTACCGGAAGAGAGAGCAGGCCTTGAAAAAGCCGCTCTGGCAGAGGGGCGATCCATGGCGTCTCAATCTCGAATTTTTTTCCTCCAGGGCCTTGCCAGTTATCAGGAAAGCACCTCCAGCTGATTCCCGGAGTAACGGCCCGGTAACTGCATCGGCGCCAAGGAGCAATACATGACGGACATTGGCTACACCCAGCACACGCCGCCAAAAGCGGTACGCGAGCATAAGTTCAGCATCCGCCTGAGCACGGAAGACCACATCCGCCTTCTGTGGTGGGCTCGCAATCTGGGGTCTGACGGCACCCGCCGCCGTGCGGCCGCTGCGCGCCATGCCATCCAGCAGTTCCTGGAACAGGCCGGTGTTCCCTCTGCCGAAGAAATCCTGAAAGCCAGTCAAGTCCCCGGCCAGCGCCGCCGGGCCATTGATCGCTTCCTGGACGAAGAAGGCATTCCGGGCGGCGAAGAGCTGCGCCAGAGGTACGAGCGCCGAACGCTCTAATTTCGCAATGAATTAACGACGCCAGGGAGTTTTGGCTTTTAACAGCTTCCGTAGGGAATCCCCAGAGAATCCCTTAATCACCACCGAGGACTGAATGCACCAACAAACCAACACCGAAAAAGAGCTGATGGAGTGGTTCGACAGACAGGAAAGGGACACCAAGTGGCGCATCAACGCCTACGTAATCAGAGCAGGGCTGCCGATGGCAGAAGGGCTCCGGTTCCTGAAAACCATCGAGGATCGGAACAGCCGCATCCACCTGGTTCACCCAGGCACAAAACAACGGCACTAAGGGGCGCAGCAATCACCATGGCGAGCGACAGCGCACAGCAAGCGGAAAACCCGGCAACCATGAGCCGGCTGACCCGGAACTTCCTGCACCTGAACTGCCCATCCTGCGGGGAGGCGTGTTCCATTCAGTCCAGTCGCAGCATACAGGAGCGCGGATCGGACGCTCTGGTGCAGTGCCGGAACCTTGAGTGCGGCTACCGGGGGTCCGTTCAGGTCTCCTACGGCCCGGTGCTGGAAGCCAGGCACCCGACAATGCCGGAGGAAGGCCACCAGAAACTTCAGCCCGGCATTCGAAACAGCTTTCTTAGAATTCTCTGCCCGCACTGCCAGGGCGTGTGCCGTGTTCGCACCAGCGTGCAGATGATCCGGGCCCAGCGTCAGCTCTACGTGTTCTGCCAGGACGCAGACCATTGCGGGTACCGGGGCGTGGTGTTCATTACTCACACCGACCGCCTGTCACTGGACCCGGACGGCGGCCTGCGAGAGATACCGTTATCCCCGGAAGTCCGGGAGCAATGCCAGCAGGAAATGGAGCTGGCCTACGAGAAGTTCCAACCCAAGAAAAAGGAACCACAACGATGAACGCGATCGCACAAAACATGACCGACTCCGCCTATGCCCAGCTTCTGGCTCTGCGTAATGGCCACTACGACGCCCGCGAGTGTGTGGATATGACCATCGACAGCCTGATGGAGCAGTACCAATGCAGTCGGCGGCGGGCGGCACTGGTCACCACCAAGGCATGGGCGGATCTGGAAGCCACCGGCAAGCCGCCGGCCTACGTCGATGTCAGCCTGACTACCGGCAATACCGTGGTTATCCACGACGCCAGCGGCCGCACCAACATCTTTTCAGTGCACGAGATCCTGCAGCTGCGGGACTCGCAGCACAACACCATCAATCGAATCAACGCCTGATCCGGAGCGTCCCCGCATGCAAGACCAACTAAGGGCCGACATCCTTCTACGGCTCCAGAGTGACTACGAAGGCCTGGAGCGCGGCAAGTTCCTGCGCCGCCTGCGCTGCCACTCCTGTGGCAAGCGTGAAGCGTTCGTGGGCACCGACGAACCATGGATGGTGAAGTGCGGGCGTGAAAGCCGTTGCGGTGAACAGCACCACGTAAAGGAGCTGTTCCCGGATCTGTTCGACAGCTGGACAGAGCGCTACGCCAGAACCGACCTGAAGCAAGGCGAAAAGCCCACCGGTACCGAAGTGGCCGATGCGTATATGAAGCACGGCCGCGGCTTCGATCTGGCTGTGGTGAAGGGCTGGTACAACCAGGAAACCTACTGGGATTACGAGCGCAACATCAGCAGCGCCACCGTGCGCTTCCAGATCAACGACCGCGACCACTGGGAACGGCTGATCGACAAGCCCCACCGGTTCGGCAAAATGAAAGCCCACTTCAACCGGGGCGCCAACTTCAAAGGCCTGGCCTGGGCACCGCCCGGGCTGGATCTGTCCCAGGGCAAGGAGCTCTGGGTGGTGGAAGGCATCTTCGATGCGATCGCCCTGTACCACGCCGGCATACCCGCCGTGGCCGCGTTCAGCTGCAACAACTACCCGGATAAGTTCCTGGACACCCTGACAGCCACCCGGGAAAAAGCGGGCCAAGACATGCCCCGCATCATCTGGGCCATGGACGGTGACGAAGCCGGTGTTCGCTACATTGGCAAGTTTGCCAACATCGCCCGGTCACAGGGCCTGAAGGTAGGCGCTGCGGTTATCCCCCGGGAAGGCAAGTTCAAGCGTGACTGGAACGACGCCTGGCAGCGAGGCGAGCTGGTCAACGAACACGGCGAGCCGACCACCGACGAATTCCTTTACCAGGGCGACCTGGTCATTGCCCGCAGCGCTGGCGAGAAAGCCAACCGCATCTACACGCACACCAACCGGAAAGAATTCCCTTTCGGGTTCAACAACCGCCTGTTCTGGTTCAAGTTGAACATGGACGAATTCCACAAGGCGATGAGCGACCTGGAGGAAAGCGACGAGCCGCTGACGGACAAGCAGATCGTTACCCGGGCCCTGGAACAGTGCAACGCGGTCATCGAGATCGCCAACTGCTACCCCACCGCCCTGTATTACCTGGCCAACAAGATCACCGATGAAAGCTGGTACTACTACCGTGTGGATTTCCCGCACGACGGGCGGCCGGTTAAGAACACCTTCAGCGGCGGCCAGCTGGCCAGCGCCAGCGAATTCAAGAAGCGCCTGCTGGGCGTGGCGCCCGGTGCCGTGTGGACCGGTTCCAGCCATCAGCTGGACCGCCTGCTGAAGCAGCAAATCTCCGGCATTAAAACTGTCGAGACCATCGATTTCATCGGCTACAGCAAAGAGCACGAAACCTGGGTATTCCCGGAGCTGGCCGTTCACGCCGGGCAGATACACGAGCTGAACAACGAAGACTACTACGACATCGGCCGCATGAGCGTGAAAACGCTGTCGGAATCGGTAGCCCTGAACATCAATAAGAACTCCGCAGACTACCAGCGCGGCTGGGCTCAGGATCTGGCCAACTGTTTCGGCCCCAAGGGTGTGATCGCCCTGTCCTACTGGCTGGGCACGCTGTTCGCCGAGCAGATCCGCAAGGCACACAAAAGCTTTCCCTTCATCGAGATTGTGGGCGAAGCCGGCTCCGGTAAATCCACGTTGATCGAATTCCTGTGGAAGCTGGTAGGCCGGCAGGATTACGAAGGCTTCGACCCCAGCAAGGCCACCCTAGCCGCCCGGGCCCGGAACTTCGCCCAGGTGTCCAACCTGCCGGTTGTGCTGATTGAGTCCGACCGCGACCAGGACGGCGCCGGCGGAAAGCAGAAACAGTTCGACTGGGATGAGTTGAAAACCGCCTACAACGGCCGCAGCGTGCGCAGCCGTGGCCAGAAGAACGGCGGCAACGACACCTACGAACCGCCCTTCCGTGGCGCCATCGTGATCAGCCAGAACGCCCAGGTAAACGCCAGCGATGCCGTGCTGCAGCGCATCATGCACCTGAACGTCACCCGCGAAAACCACAACGAGACCACCAAGGCCCTGGCCGAGAAGCTGGAACGCACGCCCATGGAAAAGGTCAGCGGCTTCGTGCTGCAGGCCACCGCCGGCGAATCTAAGGTAATGCGCCTGGTGACTGAGCGCGCCCCCCAGTACGAAAAAGCCCTGGCCGAGATGCCCGACATCCGCATCCACCGGATTGCGAAAAACCACGGGCAGCTTCTGGCCCTGTTGGATTGCCTGGGGCCGGATGGCCTGAAGCTTCTGCCCGAATCCTACCTTGAGCCCGCGCGGGAGATGGTTCAGGAAATGGCCCTGGAGCGCCAAACGTCCGTGAATGCGGACCACCCGATGGTGCAGGAGTTCTGGGAAGCGGTTGACTACATCGAGGGTCTGAACAGCTACCCGGTGCTGAACCACTACGGTGACGAAGCCAAGCTGATCGCCGTCAACCTGAAGCACTTCGAGCATGTGTGTGCAGAAGAGAAGCTGCGCATACCACCGATGAGCGAGCTAAAGCGCCACCTGAAAACATCGCGCAGCCGCAAGTTCATCGAATCCAGCCGCACCGTCCGTTCCGTGATTCGCAGCCAGGGCAACAGTCTTGGCAGCGACAGCGTCCGGTGCTGGATCTTTGAGAAAGAGCTGTGAGGGAGGAAACCACCGTGGAACACACCTTCGACCAGGCCGCCGCCCTGCTGGACACCGGCCGCAACACACTGGCCCGCGAGCTTCGCAGGCTGAAGATGCTGGACAAACACAACATGCCCGCCGGACCGTTCCGCGGCAAAGGCATCTTCGTGGTGAAGACCGGCACCTATGAGCACCCAACCAGGGGTAAAACGCCCTACACCAAAACCCTGATCACCGACCGTGGCCTGAAACTGATCCGTTACCGGCTACCGCCAAATAAGGAAGCGCCCATGAACAACGAACCTGCAAATCAACCCACCGGCCGCGTGCACGACCTTGGAGAGCTGACCGTGATCAACGAAGACCACGGCCGCTGCCACCACCGCGTGGCCATGGTGGTGGTGTTCGATTCCCCCGAGCAGGCCCAGGCCTGCGTGAAAGCCGGATCCGTTCGCCTGGTCCCGGCCATGGACCTGAACCCAGACGCCACGGAGGCCCTGCGCCATGGCGGATAAAGCCGATATCGCCGGTGACTACATCGAGCAGTCCCTGGAGCTGGCCCTGGAGAACCAGCGGAACCAGCCAAAGGGCACGAGTAACGATCCTTACTGCGAAGAGTGCGGTACCGAGATCCCCGCCAAACGGCGGGAAGCGCTGCCCGGCTGCGCCACCTGCGTGGATTGCCAGCAGCTGCTGGAAGTGAAGACGCGGAATTACCGATAAATACAGGCCGGAAAGGCCAGACGGAGAAGAATATGAATACGCTGACGCTAACCGAAGAACAGATGACCGACAACCTGCACCTGGCATTAGAGGAAATCTTCCTGCAGGGCATGATCCTGAACCGCAGAAAGATCGTTCAGGCACACGTTGATTTTCATGGGCACACCTCTACTGCTGATGTGCAGATCATGCCGGTGAACACGGTGTGGCGCGAGGGCTTCGAATTGCCAGAACCATTGGGCGGTCTGGATATCCGCCTGTATTTCTATGAGTTTATGGACCTGACGCAGATGCACGAGGACTACCGCGAGCGGATGGCCAGGCTGGAAACCTTCATCCGCTACCTGGATCACCTGATTACCATGAACAAACCCATCGAAGTCGAGCTGAAGGAGACTGCGGCATGAGCATCCAAGAAGCAACCAGGCAGGACTTCGAAGAAGGGCTTCGGGAAGACGGCATCCGGAAGCCAGTCCGCGCCCCACTCGGGGGCCTGATTGACAGGACGGAACAGCAGATGACCGCCCTGATCAACACCAGCGCCAGCGACTGCGCCATCAGCCTGAACAACGATGCCGAACGCGACCCCGCCGGCACCATCCGAAAGGTACTGAGCGTGCTGCACCTGATGAATTTTCGCGGCATCGAGAAGAAGTCCCACCGGCAAGCCATGCTTCGCGCCGGCCGCAAAGCCCTGGCCGAAATCGGGGAGATTCCGCAATGAGCCAAAAGCGTAACAACCGCAGAAAGCAGCACAGCGCCCACGCCCGCGACCAGCGCCTGTTCTCCCAGTGCCGATTGTGGACCTGGGAGGGCATGATCAGCCCCGACGATAGCCAGCAATACACCACGGCAGAGAAGCGGACGCAGTTCGGCTGGATACCCATGGGCTACGACCTGGCCAGCCACTTACTGAAGTACCCGCGCAACTGGTCAGTTGGCGTTCGCGCCCTGTGCCAATCCGTGGATGGGGCCAAGTGGATGGAGAGCAGAACATTCGACCTGCCCAGCTACAACCTGCAGCAGATCCAGGGCGCCTATCACCAGCTCCGAGCGGACGTAATGTCCGCCCAGCGCACATCCCAGGTATTCGACGTGGGCTGGATCTGCCAGACCTGGCACGGTTCCAAGCCAGATGACGCCCTGGAACTCTGGCAATACCAGTACGCGCCGGAAGAAATAATCCGGCAGGTCACCAAAAACCAGAAAACCATCAACCGCATGAAAGGCCCGGGCTTCAGCCAGCAGCGTTACGACCGGTGGCAGCAGGTTAACCGGGAATACCTGGAAGACAGAAAGCGGGTTTCACTGGAGGGTTTATGACCGGCACCCAGAATAACGAATTGGCGAACAGGAAAATGGCTGACCTCAAAGGCGGCCACCTGGCCCGCTCGGCCGCCATGCTCTGCCAGGATCCAGCCTTCCAGCTGTACCTCGACCGGGCCCAGAGCGTAAAAGGCAACGTCGAAATTCCGGACGGTACCCACACCGAAGAAGATGCCCGGGACCTGATCACCACCGCATGCCAGATCAGCAGCCGGGCGGAACTGGACCATAACGTGCGGGCTGCCACCAAGTTCCGGCAGATCAAGGCCCACTTTCAGCGCTGGAAAAGCCGGCAGGTTCGGCGGGAGGCGGTAACCCAGTGAGACCGGTCTCAATACAGACCTTCATCGAGGTGGTTTATTGCGAAGACAACCAGCCGCCGTCGCTGGCCACCGTTCGCAGGCGTTGCCCGGACATCCCGGGCGCGTTCCGCGACGGCCGGCGCTGGAGAATTGATCTGGATACCTACTTCGAAACCATGGAACGGCGGATCCGGGGTTTGCCGGAGAACCCGCAGGAGCTAGGATTACTTCAGGATCTGGCAGAACAGTTGCAATAATATGGCCCCACCACGCAGAAAACCCGGCCAGGAGTGGCTTTCCCGCTACCCTGGCCTTTACATCAATGCCCGCGATGGTGTTTTCCACGTACGCCATCCTGTCACCCGCAAACAAGGCAGTCTCCAGACCAAGGACAGGCAAACCGCCATCCGGCGCTGGGCGGTTCTTCAGCAAATGTGGGAGCAATCAACAACCGACTTTGATGCGCAACTGATGGCCGGCAACATGGCCGCAGCCCGACCGCCTCGGTCCGCAGGCCGAATCACCATGCAGCAATATCTGAAGCGCTGGCGCACTGAGGTACTGGGGCATCGCGTGGTAAAGGGTCGAGTGCAATGGGCTGAATGCCATGTTCTGAGTGAACGCGGCCGCAACCGTGGCCGGCCCATCGCCATTCCCACCCGAAGAGATTACGCCAACGACGCGCAGCAGCTGGAAGCCAGCGAGCATTCCAGGTTCACCCTCTCCGATCCCACCATCCTGAGAAAGGTTCGCCGCCTGCTTTCGGCCTGGAACACCAAGCCGGTGCACTATAACGGTCTGCGCAACACGCTTTCCCGGGTGTTCAGCCATGCGGTGGAGGACGGGCTGATAGACAGAAACCCGGTACCGGATGTGAAGAAAGCGACGGAGCCCAGGCGGGAAGTGCTCATCCCGGATGATGCCTATGCCGAAATATCAGCCCAGCTACTCGAGCACAAACTGAACCGCCGAACCCACGACGGCACCTGGCGCGCAAAGATCTGCGACATGATCTACATGATGAGCCAGCAGCCCATCGATGTGTTCGGGCTTGGGGAAGACCAGATTCACGATGACCAGGGCCCGATGGGTGAGATCCACTTCGCCAGGCACAAAACCGGCGTGGCCATCATTCTGGAAATGAACGAAGACTTTCGCCACCTGGTGGACTGGTTCCGATCCTTCAAGCGCCAGCAGGGCATCATTTCCCCGTACCTGATGGTGTATCCGTCCTATTTCGACAAGCGCAGCCGTCACCAACCGGTGAAACACCGCTTCATGCAGCTGTCGTGGGCACAGGCGTGTAAGTATGCCGGGTACGGTGGCCAGTACCAGCTCAGGGATCTGAGAAAGAAGGGGCTGACCGATGAGTTTGTTTCCCAGGGAGAGAACAACAAAGGTGGTCACCAGACAGAGGCAATGCGCCGGCACTATCGGTTGATCACGCCGCCGGAGCGGAGCAAATCCACACTGAAATCAATAGAGGCGGCGAAGCCAAAACCGTGAAAGGATGTCGACATGATGTCGACATGATGTCGACGTCCGCTCACCGGCAAACGATCAACGCTGCAAAGTACTGGATTTAAAAGGGAATAATGGAGGCGCGGGTCGGAATCGAACCGGCGTTAACGGAGTTGCAGAGCCACGTTGCCGATACGCTTATCTCTATTACATTCAGCATCTTAAAGCCTTGCCCAGCAGAATCCCACCGCTCACAAGCGCACATTCCCCGCCCCAGTAATCAATAACATACGTTAGCGTTGTCGACGTGCTGCCGCCGGTGACTGAGACCAAGACCAGGTATTGCCGCCCGCCACACACCATCGCCACGAAGCCAAGGATGGAGTCTTTCTGTTTATGAAAGTGTGGATATTCTGGAGTGATATACGCGTGTGCGGGCGTGCGTGCGGGGCGTGCTGGCTCAGAATGTTTGGGGGTTCGGAAAAGTGTAACAAACGTAATAAGTGTAATAATTGTATCTATCTATCTGATATTCCTAGAATTAAGTTGTTACACTTTAGAAGATAAAAACGTAATGTTGTTACACTATCTAACTGTAACGGAATGCCTATAGGCACCCTAATAAAATCAACGATGTAACGTTTTCGTTACGTTTTATTACACTTTAGGTGTAACAGAAAAACCCTATATATATCAGCAGCATAAAAGCCAATATCCGGCCCTGTTACGTTGTTACACTTTTCCGAAGCCCCCCTACTTTCTCAGGCTCCCAGCAACCAACAATCAATGACTTACGTGCGTACCCTTGTTGGTTATCCGTGGGCCTTGAATAATCGCAGTACCAAGAGCCCGCACTGGCGCACATTCTGGAATCGGGACGGCGGCCTGTACGAGCTCGGGGATCTGCTGGAATGGCTTGATCTGCCGAAGTTTATCAACAAAAAGGACCGTCCGGAGCGGGTAGGCATTGGACGGAACGTGGATACCTTCGATCACATCCGCTTCCTCGCTTACCGATCCGTGGCCGGGTGGAAAGCCACAGGCGGGCGCGGGGGCGTTCGTGTACTACCTGAATCACCTGCATGACCTGGCCATTCAGTACACCCACAACGAGCACCCGCAGCCGCTCGACAGGAAAGAGTGCCACCACATTTCCAAGAGCGTAGCCCGCTGGACCTGGAACAAGTTTGATATCGAGGCCAGTAATCAGAAGTTCTCGGCATTGCAAAGCTGGCGCGGCAGGCAGGGCGGCAGGCCTCCCATGGAAGACAAGCAGTTCAGCGCGCGGCTGATGCGGGCTCAGGGCGTTAGCTACAGTCTGATAGCGCGAGAAGTTGGCGCTTCTCGCCGGCGGTGATTGGGTGTGCAAAAAGCCATAATCAGATAGAAGCCGTTCGGTAGGCTTTTTCGCTTTTCTCGATCTTGAACAATAATGGCGCTGCATTCCCTTTCCAAGCGAAGCTTGGGTGAGGGGTTAAGCGCCTGCTTGGCTCTCAATGTACTGCTTAATAATCGACAGTGGCGCTCCGCCACACGTCACCACGCAGTAGCTTTTCGACCAGAAGTAAGGCTTCCAATAATATTTCCCAACATGGTCAGAAAACTCATTTCGTATTCGCCTCGATGTTCCGGTTTTAAGGGCATTCACAAAATCAGAAACAGCGTATTTCGGCGGCAGCTCAAGCAGTAGATGCAGGTGGTCCGGCTCGCCATTTATTTCGATTAGTTCGCCCTCCCAGGCTTCAGCCCGCTCCGAGGCCAGCTCGGATAAACGTGCCAGAATGGCTTCGTTAATCACCGGATTTCGGTACTTTGTCACTAGAACCAAATGATACTTGGTGTTAAAAACACAATGATACTGGGACTTTAGGGTTGTCATACTCATAACAACCAACTATAATTATTGTCATGGAAAAGCGCAAGATCAATTACAAACTGTACCCCAGTGCCACTCAGAAAGAGCGGCTGCTGGAGCACTTGCGTTTACACCAACAACTCTACAACGCTGCCTTGCAGGAACGTATCGAGTGTTACCAGAAGACCGGACGGTCGATTTCCTATAACAATCAGCAAGCGAGTCTGACCAGAATTCGGCTGAGCACGATGAATACCGGGCCATTCCGGTGTACATCACCCGGATGACGCTGCGCCGTCTGGC